AAATCATCGCAGGAATTGCGCGTGTACTTGAACTCATCGTCAGTTGGTAAGTCCCACACTTTGCCTGCAAACTGAAACAACATGCTTGTGAAAGTAGACTTGCCCACGCACGTCTTACCATACTAGTAATCCAAATGGTGGTCTACGCGATTTCTGAACTTCCCGGAACGTGGTAAGGTCGGCCTGCATCATAAGTAAGTCATTCAACATACGCTTGATGTTGGCAATCTCCAATCCGGTCGTCTTCTGACCAAATTTCAAGATTGATCGTCCTTCTTCAATACATTCCTTTAGATCCGACACAAACTTGTGATAGTTGGTTCCCTGTGCCTCAAGGTCACCACGAAATTGAAATTCGCGTTTGACCTTCTGACACGCGTCAAACCATTTACCAAACGAAGTTGGACCATGAACAAAAGTTTCCCAAGACCCAGTTTTGGTAAACAACAACGCCCGTTGAATAAAGAGCGCCATTGTATCAAGAACCGTCGTTACAAAGTTGACACCCATCAATGGCGAAGCCATCTCTTTGCGACACACGAATGCAACTTTTTCGTCAATCTTAACTCCAATTAAGGAGAAGACACCCATAGCAACTGCGTACTTGTACACACGCAAAATTTGCTGGACCAACGCACTCTGCTGTACACTCTCCCAATTGGCAATCAAACTACGGATATCAGTCACTGTGTTGAGGATATCATCCTCAGCTTGCAACTGATGATCGAAGACGTCATGTATCACATCGGAAATCATACCAGCTACCCCGTGGAGTAGCGAGTTACCACTGCGCAACTTAATGAACACAGTGATGGCTAGAGCACGATCCTTATTATCTTTGGCACGGAGCATTTGCAAGCAGAGTAGGACAATGTCCTCCACAAAACTCACAATGACTGGATCAGTGTGATCCTCAAGAAACTTCTTAGGATCAATGAACTCACTCTGGAGCTCAAAATCATTGGTGGCTCTCACGCGTTTTTGAAGACGCTGCGAAACGCCGCGCTGCTTTAAGTCGCCTTTCTTCATACCGAACAAGCCAATGTCATCTGAAAGATAACGTGGCTTATCATGATACTCAGCAAGAACGCCAAATTCTTTGGCGCGCTGCGAGAATGGAACAACCCATGGGAGCACTGTACGTGCGCCCAGTGACTGAAGGAAAGATGCGCGAACGCGATCTTGCTTAAAATAGTTATCATGGATAACAATCTGCGGGGCCTTCATTCCACCGCGCATTCTACTCTTTGCAGTAAACATGCTGCCATCACGCACACAAATGTCAGATACAAGTGTGCCAGGCGTGATCGGTTTACCGTTTAGTGTGACGAAAACGTCGTACATAAAACGGTCCGCTAAAGCGGAAAATATGGCTTGACAATTGCCAGAGCGGCACAAGACCGCACTAGTGTACTGTCCATATCCAATGCTAATCAATACTTGATAGCAAGTACCGACGCTTTCAGTCACTGTCTGCAAGACAGCCGAAGCGCTCGTCGTAACATCATGTCCCTTGGCAAGGGATCCTTCACAAACATGTGCACCCACAATAAGTGAGCCAGCGACAACAAGGTCGCAAAAAACTCGAGACTTGGATCGCAAATTGTTGAAAATCATCTGTTTCGTAAAATAGATATTATTTTCTGCCCTCTAAGAGGGCATACCCCCACCCTTTCTTCGGCGGTTGGGGTCCTTCCTAAGTGAATTTACACTCTACAATAACTGAATACTAATTGGTCTCGTATCGCCAGGCGGTCCTCGGCATCAACTGATGCTGTAACCTACCATGCCTTAACTTTTCACGTCGTCCATATAGGAGCGGAGAGGTGTTTGCGGCAATTGCTAATATACTCGAACCTGAATAAACTTCAATTCAATCAGTTTCATGAAATTGCACTGTCTGTTTCTTTGTGTTTCCTTATCTGATTTTTATATTTTGTGGTTAATAATACAAATAAACGACACTATTTAAACGCAATAAACATGCATAACATATAAGGAGGGGTGGTAAATTTTCTACAGGTGTTATACCCACACCTTTTGTGTTTCACACGGGTTCAACTTCCCGGTCCAGATTTTCTTAAATACTGGATAAAATTAGAACATGTTCCCGGAACATGGAGAGAATCAATCCATTATCATCGATGGAATCCTGTGCTTGTCGCACATAAAGGGGGCTTGGCATCCCCACACACAGAATTCAGCGGCATCACTACTTGCGCATCTGCAATAAAGGGGCTGTCACCCTAATAGTGACCCTCATCAATGAACCTGAAATTAATCGGTTCTCATAAATACGG